ACCAATGATGTCCGACTTTCACCGCTATTTCTCGCGGTATGGCGAAACAACCGGTGTCAATGTGATTTCTCGTTTGATCGAATGCTACAGGCCAATGCCCCAGGCTCTCACAGTTATCCTGGCAAACCATGACTCCTGCATCATCCATGATGGTTCGCAACGTATATGCCCAGGAGTATTTATCTTCCTCAAACACCTTCTGAAATTCCTCAATATAATTGGGGGACACTGAGTTATCTTCGTCCAGGTAACAGAGGACATCTTCGTTGACCAGGAAGGACGCCGCAGCGTAAACCCTATGTCCATACCAGCCTTTACCGACATTGACATCTAAGGAAATGAATTTCTCTTGTCGTGACAGTCCAACACCACCAGGCCCAATGAGCATAGTGTTCAACGCAGACCAATGTTCTTTGCCATCCACCACAATATAGTGGGTGCAATCCTGCCCCCGAAGCGACTCAATGTTCCGCTTCAGATGCTTGGAGCCAATCGTCGGAGTAATCACAGCAAACGATTTCATCGCATCATTTCCACTAGAAAGGTGGACAGTTTATACATTGGACGATCATCCGTTGGGACGCTGTAGTATCCTTCCATGTTCCAGAGCCATGTCGGGGTCTTTGGATACTTCAACACGATGGTTCCATCTGTGAGTCTGATTCTCTTGACAACAATTGTTTCCATGATTACACCTTTGTCATTGCGACTGTGGGCTTGATCTTCTTGATCTTCTTCGCTTCCTCAACCTGGGCTTGTGCCACTTCTGGCTTCTTCGCTTCCTCAACCTGGGCTTGTGCCACTTCAAATGGCAAGCCAGGAAAGGCTTCCTTGACGAGCGAGGGGGTGAGATATCTGATCTCCAAGTCCTTCTTGAAACACTTGACCAGCAATGCCGCTTCTTCCTTATGAACTGCGCCAAGCAAGGCATTGAGGATTCGTGCTTCTTTCAATGGGGGCAACTTAACTGTGCGCTTCGGATGCCCCACAATGAAAATATAGAGCCTCCGCATTTCGTTGCTGAGATTGGAGTAACACACACCAGCGGGTTCTACCGCAGGCTTGTAGTTGGGAATCTGAGCAATGTCGAATACGATCTTGGGATTGAACGCATAGTTCAGAAATTCCTTGAACCAGATATTCGCTGCATACTTACGCAGCACGGCAATCCGATTCTCGCGGTTCTTCTGCTTGTCAAATTCATCAAAAATCTCGTTGAACAATACGCTTGCAAAATTCATAGTGACCTCATTGGTTAAAAATCCTCTACGGTGGCTGTCAATTCTCTCAATCCGCTCGCAATCAAATACTTCCAGAAATGGTTACGACCATGCGCCGCTGACGATTCATACGCTACCGCAATCTTGGTCTTGACTGCTTCGGGAATCTGCTTCAGATCAATGAGCATTTCATTGCGCTTGAAGTTTCGCAGCATGTCTGCGGTGCAGAAGGCTTCCGCTTCCATATTTAGCCAGGTGATTATCTTCTTTTCCATGATAGGCTTCTGTCTGCCACCCGTCACAAATACGTCATCAGGTGAGAGAATGTTGGGCACCCCATCTCCTGAGTCACCACGAATAATGTGTTGCTTCAATGCAGCGGTTGGAAACTGCTCAACAATCATCTTCTTCAACAAGGGCGAATACTGATAGACATTGGCATATACTTGGAGTTGGTTGAAATCCTTGTCACCAGAGACAATCATGATCTTCTGACTTGGTGCATAGGTATGGGCTAGGACTCCGATAATATCATCAGCCTCACAGCCTTCAACACTCACGATCTTATACATCAGGTTTGCCTGAAGTTCCGCCTTGAGTGTATCAAGGCAGGTGAAGATGCTGGTCCAATTGAACGGAGATTTGTCGCGGTTCTTCTTACGGTTGGCTTTATAGTGGGCAAAATACTCCCGGCGCCAATAGTTCCGATCATCCATCGCAATAACCACTTCGCCATACTCACGCTTGAACTTCTTGACGTTAGATCGGAGCGAATTGAGAATCACATGTCTGACCATATCAATGTCCGCCTCAACCACCTTTGTTGAGGCTAAGTGCTCAAGGATGCAAGAATACGCGATCTGTGAAAAGTCAACAATAATCATGATATAATCGTCACAGGTGATGCTGTCAGAACGGCGACCCGCGCTCCGCACGGCAATAATGGTCTTTCATTTCCAGAATAGATCACGTCGGAGGGACCCTCAATATGGACTTGGTGGCAGTATGTATTCTTTCCACCGCGCCTGACCGTAATCACAGGTTCATTCGTGCCATTCCTTTTGTTGGCTCTGATTTTATGCTGATTCACATGTATCCACGTCATCATAATTATACCGTGACCCTCACCAATATGGTGTCCTTATTTATTCGCCCTGTGACCTTGGCATTCTTGGTGGTCAACGAATCTAACAGATTCTTGAGAACCACTTTCCCACCTGAAAGGACCTTGGGCATCACTTCTTCAGGCTTCCGCAACTTCTTGGCTGAGGACTTCTGCTTGGAGTAATTCAGGAGCGTGCTGCCCTTGACCTGCAATCCCGCTGCATCATCGGCGGCATAGTAACTCAGAAGGCGAGTCTTAGAGTTGTAGACCCACACCCCTTCAGAGCCAACGATACGCTGTGGGGGAATGGATTTGACCTTGAGGGTTTTATCTTCCAGGGAATACTTGAGGGATTTGACTTGTTTCTCAGGAGACTTGGCTTTCTTCTTGCGGGGGGACTTGGCAACCTCACCCATGATGGTGAGCGTGTCGGAAATAATCTGATCGTAGAGGGCTTCCATCTTTTTCAGTTGTGGGGTAGTATAATTGTCATAGCCTTCTTCAATCTGCGGATCAGTGCCAGCAATGGCAACATGGATTTCATCACGATACTTTTTGAAAAAGTTCACGATGTTGGGACCATGCGACCCCTTGACTTCGTTCTCACGCATGAGTTGGAGGGTATTGGGAATCGTCTTGAAATCTGACAGGATGAATTCATCCACTGCGCCTTCAAGGATACCAATACTTTGACTTGATTTTTCCTTCAGGCGATCTTGAATGGTGGGAGGCTTGGGCTTGATACTGGTTTCGGAGGGTGTCTTATCATCAAACACAATGGCTTGCATGCACTTGATATGCTTAGAAAGCCACGCGAGCGACTTATCATCAAGCATTGCACCCCGACTCAGCATACGGCACACAAATCCGACTGTGCTGACCGTATGTTCAATCTGCGCGACCTTGACTTTTATGCCGTTGGCTTTGCAGTAATCTGTCAGATACTTTTGCGCGGTATCCCTCTCTTTGTTCTGGTTATACCAGTTCAATGCGAGGTTTAGTTCATTAGGGGAAAGTTCCATAATCCCAAAGGTCGGTTCGTCCTTAGAGAGGAGATCGTTCACCCGCGATTGTGTTGATTGACGTTTAATTTTCATAATACCTTTCCAGTGATACCGCTATTTAGCCTTTAGTATAACACAGCGGTATGAGAAAAGCAACAACTTTTCTCATACCGGCAGATCACCTATCCCTTCACACACAAGACCGCACGCAACTGGGCTACGATCTTGACCAAATCCTTCTGGTTCTCCATGACTACATCAAGGTCCTTGTAGGCTTCCTTCAATTCGTCAATGATACCAGCGTCCTTACGGCACATGAGTCCCGCAGTCTGCGTTTCAACATCTGCTAAGGTAAACTTCTTCTTGGCTTTGCCGCGTGATAAGACACGACCCGCGCCGTGTGAGCAAGAACAATACGAGTCAGCATTTCCCAAACCTTCGATGATATAAGACTTGGCACCCATCGCTCCAGGGATAATACCAAAGTCACCAACGCGAGCACGCACAGCCCCCTTACGAGTAACAATGACCTCTTCACCAAAATGCTCCTCTCGCTCTGCATAGTTGTGGTGACAGTTCACCATCATGGTGTAGCGCACCATTGGGTTAATATCAGCGTTCGGTTCCCCGAAAAGTTCCTTGGAAATCACCTGTAAGACTGACTTCATCATGTGTCGGCGGTTTTCCATCGCGTACTTCTGCGCCCACTGAAGGTCGCGCCAATAGTCATCAAACATCTGCGTGCCTTCAACCAAGTAGGCTAAGTCAGGGTCCGTCAACTTGATTTCTTGCACCTTCATGATCTTCTTGGCTTCATCAATGTAGTAGTTCCCGATTCGGTTGCCGATGCCACGCGAACCAGAATGCAACATGACCCACACATTGTCCTCAGTGTCCAAACAGATTTCAATGAAGTGGTTTCCCCCTCCAAGCGTTCCCATCTGCTTGAATACATGGTCACGATCATCTCGCAACTTCTCAGGTAACTTTCCGTAACCATCATATACCCAAAACATCTTGGAAATCTGATCGGAGAATTCCTTGTGCTTATCCTGTCCGACAGGCACAGCCTTGGAAATCGCGTCAAACAATCCCTGCAAGTTCTCAGGCAAACGGTCTGCCTTGAATGGCAACTTGACAGCCCCCATGCCGCACCCAATGTCTACACCCACCCCACCAGGAACAACTGCCTTGACCGTAGGCATGACAGAGCCGACAGTCACCCCGTAGCCTTGGTGAACATCAGGCATGACTGCCATTCCATGCTTGAACATGAACGGCAACTCAGCGCAGTTCCGTAACTGCGTCAACGCTCCCGATTCAACATCATGTATCGGCGCCCAAACCTTGATTGGGCATTCTTTTCCCTGTATCGTGTTATACATGCTAACTCCTAGAAAACGAACTTCTTTCGCTTACGGTTATAATCTTCCAAAATCCACTTCACTTGACGATCTGACAGCAACGGTGAAATATCCCCCGTCACACTATTGAACACCAGCGTTCCCTCTGAGGTATGCGCCTTTAGATGTTCCCCTGTCCGATTCCAATGCAGCAGAATATCCAAATCCGAAATTTTCTCTTCCATGACTTCTCTCCCCTCACAAATGTAAAACCCAGATTCCCCGAATGACGGAGGCGCGAAGTGCGCCCCTGGCTTGTGGCAATTGGGGCAATTACTCATAATCCCTCACGGCAATTCCCACAGGGAATATCGGAATGAATTCATCCGACAAGACCTGATAGCGAACCGTCAATTCCTTGCCGACATAATCCTTCCGATTCTCCCACTGTTCCCGACGAATCGCGTTCTCCCCTTCGCACCGCACGCCAAAGTCTCCAATGCCTGTGCGACCACCAATTCCTTGCGGAGTCACGCAAATGAGAATCGCTTGACCTTCATCTTTGCCAGTGCCTTGTTCCGCACCAATGATCTCAAATTCAGCATCCTCAAAATCCTTATACTTCTGAAGTTGTTTATCCCGATGCTGATACTTATACTCCTCATTTCCACCAGAGCGAACCATCGTGCCTTCATACTTCTGCTTGGTGAATCCCTCATGGAATTTCAACATCTCCGCTTCGTCCTTCGCCTTATAGGTGGG